GGGAGATCGTTGAGAAGCGCGAGTTCGAAAGGCTGATGCGATGCAAGTGAAGCTGAACATCAACGAGGTGCTGGTCGCCGGCTATGTGGGCATGCGTCGTAATGCCGAGGCCAGCTATCGCCATCGGGAGCCGAGGTTTCCGGAGCGGGTGACGGGCGAGTTGTGGGGTTTCCATATCGAGTCGGCTCATGCCGAACTTGCCGTTTCGAAGGCCCTTGGAATCTACTGGGGCTACGGGGTGAACACCTTTCATTCCCCCGACATCGCCAACACGGATTTCGAGGTCCGCTGGTCGAGCAGGAATGACGTGAAGATACGCCCTGACGATAAGGGGATCATTGTCTCGGTGACGGGCAAGTGTCCCGACTACGAGATCATGGGATGGATTTATGCAAACGAAGGCAAGGCCGAGCAGTTCAAACACTCCAAGGATCCGGTCTGCTACTTCGTCCCGCATAAGGATCTAAGGCCGTTTCACAGCCTTGAGGCGCTCTTAGATCACAGAAAAAAAGAAAGGCTCAACAAGGAGATACTATGAAATCAGGTGCAGTTGATGTGAATGTGAACTCGCTCAGGGCGGTCAATTTTGACTCCGACCCTGTCCTTGGCGAATTCTTGGAGAAACGGGCCGGTAGGATTATCGACCCGCTGGTCAATTCAGAGGTCGCCCGATTGGAGGGGATTGTCGCCCAGATGCGGAAGGCCGTTTCCGACGTTCAGGCGATGAGGATGGAGGTGGCCTCCTACAAAGAGGTGACCCTGCGTCTGGCGATGGAGGTGGGGGCCCTTCACAAGATGGGGCTTCTAAGCAGGCCGGGAGCCATCGAGGGGAAGCATATCATCATGGCCACATCCAGCGCGTTTGGTGTGCCCATCGACAAGCTTCTTGGGTCCGAGCGTCCAAACCATATTGCCTTCCCGCGCATGGCGGCGATGTGGGTGATGCGGGAAAAGCTGGAGATGGCCTTGATGGACATCGGGCAGATTTTCAACAAAGACCACGGGACCGTGCTCCACGCGGTCAAGCGTGTCCCGAGGATTGCCAAGGTCGACAGGCTGTTCGCCGAAAACCTCAACAAGGTGATTGTGGCCTTTAACTGGGAGGAACGCGAATGAGCCAGCAGGCGTTTGTCAGCAAGGGCGAGATGACGGCCAACAGCCCCAAGATCCGCGAGGATATGGAGCCAAAGCTGGTCAAAAAGCCCACCAAAAAGAAAGCAACCAAAAAAAACATCAGAAAGGGGTATCAAGAATGAAAGACGGACTATACGCAAACATCCACCGCAAGAGGGCCAGAATCAAGGCCGGTTCCGGCGAGAAGATGAGGAAAGCGGGATCTGAGGGGGCGCCGACCTCCGAGGCCTTCCGCAAATCCAAAAAGACGGCAAAGAAAATCAATACAAGGAGCATGTATGGGGAGTAGCCCAGCTTGGCAGAGAAAAGAGGGCAAGAACCCCGAGGGCGGCCTCAACGAGGCTGGTCGCCGTAGCTACAACAAGGCTACAGGCGGGAACCTCAAGGCTCCGGTGAGCAAAGAAGAGGCCTCTCGCTCGCCCAAGTCGGCGGGACGGCGGAGGTCATTCTGCGCCCGAATGGAGGGCATGAAGCGGAAGAACACCTCATCCAAGACCGCCGGCGATCCCGACAGCCGAATTAATAAGAGCCTTCGCAAGTGGGATTGTTGATGAAGTGCGACCTTGCCATCAGAAAGGCCAAGAAGGGGGAGAAAATCTCCCATCTTGGGGTCATCCAGTTTGGGAGGTGCTTCCCCGACAAGACGAAATATGTGAACTGGGAATTCCATTATGACGGCAAATCGGGGAAAGCCATGTTTGACGCCGGGATCGAGCTTCTAAAAAAAGACAAAGAAGCGGTCATTGATTACGTCGTCAGAAAGGCAATTACCTTCACGGCAAGCCTTCAGAGAGCCAAGAAGAAATGAGCGAAGACCCCCAGCAGTCCCTTGAGATGGTGGAGCGGTTGCGGGATTACGAGCCGTTTGGCTGGTATCTGTCCAAGCAACTTTCCGTGCTGTCTGGGATGGAGAACTCATGCCTTGACCCAGCCGTGACGCCGGAGGTCAGGGAAACTCGTTTCCAGCAATACAGGGGGGCTCGGGCCCTCTTTGTGGCGTTTGAGCAGCTGGAGGCAGGGCTACGGCTGGGGATAGCCCAGAAAAAGAAAAACGAAGATGCCAAATAGACCATCAAAGTCGGTTTATTCCGAAATGCTGGGGGAGGAGCGCAAGCAACAGGCCATTTGGAGGCATGTCGCGGCCGTTTGCGTGTCCAAGTACGGGCCGATTTCGGTTGAGGCAACGCCACTGAGGGCAGTTTTAGACATTCAGGAAACCGAGGGGGGCCTAATCGTTGGCGTCGAGGGCCTGCGGAGGAGCCTTAAAACGAGGCTAATTGGGGCATGGCGAGCTCTAACAGGATAGCCGCCACCCTGCCGGTTGCCCCTCGGAGCATCCAAAGCACCCTTAGATTTGTTTCCAAGGGCGGTGTAAGGGTGTTTCGAAACACGGCCTACAAGCTCTACATGAGGGATCTTGTGTTCTCGGCCAACAAGTTTGTGCCAGCCAGTCCGCTGGACGGACCCCTCAAGGCTGATGTGACTTTCGTGTTGGCTAGGCCAAAAGGGAAAAAGAAGGGTCAGCGGGAATATGCGCCCGTGCGCCCGGATCGGGACAATTTAATCAAGCCGGTAATGGACGCTTTGACATCCAGCGAATGGTGGCTGGATGACGCTCAGGTCGTCACCGGAGATATCACGAAGGTTTATGGAGCTACAGGCGAAGATCCCTGCATCGAAATCGTCGTGTCTAAGGTTTAATCCCGCCAGTTGGTGGGGGGACACGGGGAAGCTGACCCTAGAGGCGAAAGCCCTGTGGCTTGAGATGCTTTTGCTTATGCACATATCCCCAAGACGGGGCTATTTGGTCAGCGAGGATGGCAAGTTTATTAACGCCGGCGATATCGCAAGACGGCTCAAGATAGAAAAGAAACACGCCATTTCGATATGCAACGAACTTGAGAACTCGGGGATATTTAGCCGCAACTCCGATGGCATCATTTACTCGCGGAGAATGGTCAGGGAGCAGGCAAAGATAGAAAAAGAGGTCAACGAGGCCCGTGGGGAGGATGAGGCGGCGAAAATAGAGCAGGTCCTAAAGCTTTCACGCGAGAGGGGCATCGATACGGCCATGGAAATGAAAAAAATGCAGGCCTATCTGCTTTCCCATCCCGACAAGCGGTATTGCCTCAAGTTTGTTGTCAGATGGATGGACACGGCAAAGCCGACGCTTCCGCCGAAGCGAAGGGAAAGGGTTAATAATTTTCATTGTTATAGCCCACCCACAAGCCGTCCTTGGTGTGGACTAGGCTCAAAAGAGGCTTGGGAGGCGGCAGGGAAACCCTCTGAAGAGGATCTGATTCTAAGGAAGCGGGAGCTTGAGGGGGTGCCGGCGTGAATTTGGAGACCCAGACATACCAGCCTCAGGTCATGGATGCCAAAAGCCAGTATTGGTACCTTGACGCCGTATCGATCATTGGCGAGCTTGGTGGTGAGGCTCGGGCCGGAAGATTTGGCAACGAGGAGTGGGTCGGGGTTGGTCAGCCGGTTAAAAACTTCTGCGCCAGCAACGGGATATGCTACTCAATTCGGTTTGCTTGTATCCGGCTTCCGGCGGACGGATGGAGCTGGCTCAAGAGAATGCTCAACGGAGAGCAGTACGACAAGGCTAGGGAGATGTTCCTCATGTCCAGCGAGGAGTTCAAGCGGCGAACGGATGAGCTGATAGCCGATGTTGAGAAAAGGTACGGTAGAAGGGTAGGTGTTCCCAATGTATGTTGACGTAGACAAGGCCGTGGCTCAGGCGCTTTCCCTGAGAATAGGCGACCTTGAGAAGCGCGTGGACGCCATTGAGGCGCGAGTTCAGGCTCCGTCCAATACGGATGATGCCATTGAGGGGGAGACCGACTTCAAAAAAGCCTGCGGCTCAGTGGGGTATTCCGAGAAGCAAATTCTTAGCCACGACAGAGCCGGGGAACTTCAGGATGCCAGATACCAAATTGCCAGAATTCTTGTAAGGGGTGGCCTGACCGTCCGCGAGATATCCAGAATCATGCGGAGAAGCTGTCGGTCGATACAGAGGATGATATGACGAAGCATATTTACGTTTGGGGCTATTTACATCAATGCGGAGGGGCCGGACCCGAGGCCGGGCACATCATAGAGTTGCTTAGATTCAACCAATACGAGATAACGTGCGTCCTGATGCCGGGGACAGACGTCCTCAGCGCCGGAGAGCCACGGCGGAAGTATTTTGACGGGATAGGGGTAAAGACCGAGGAGTACCGCCCCGGAATGTTTGAGGGAAAAATACTTTGGTGCTGGTGTCAGGACGAGGTGTTTCCCCACCTTGTGACAAACAATGAGAAGCCGGCCATTTTTGCGTACTGGCCATGCATGAATACGCTTTCCGAGAAGGAGCTTGTCGGTCTGTCGCTTGTTCCGAATGCGGCTGTTCTGTGCCAGTCGAGGTTTCAGCATTCAAGGCTTGCCCCGATATTGTCCGGGTACGGAATAAAAAA